TCGGGTTCTGTCCACGAATAATCATCAGATGGTTTTGTTGCCATATTAATTAGTTGTAAATTTAGTTATATCAGTTGTCGTTGATGTTGGGTTCACACTGGATAGGTATGTATTCAACGTTTCTCCAGCAGCTGCAATATCAGTTGAACTACCTGGAGTAGTCAATGCTTGGATTACAGCAACGGGTGCTGCAACAACTTTTAAACCAGCCGTATAAATTTCTCCAGCTGCTGTCTTTACATCATTGAAGACTGCAATAGCTTCTGTAAAATCTGTTGTACCACCCAATGAAAATAAATCTGACAAACCTGAAGTCAGCGATGTTACCAATTCAGACAAACATTGTTTCAACAAAGCATACAGTTTTGAAGGCAAACTATTAATATAATCAATCATTGCTCTAACTCTTTTTGCAAAATCAACAATTACGGTCGCAAGGTCTGCCAATTCAGATATAGATTTAGCAATATTGCTTAACTCTCGAGCAAGTATTTTTGCTTGTTCAATCCAATAAACTGTTTCACCACTAGGTGTAAGTCCTAAAGCTTTCAATAAAGCTTTAATGCCTTCACGAATTTTTGTCACAAGTTCTGAAAATTTTAATCTCTCTAAAGCTGCATTGCGTTTCATTAATCCAGCAATATCACAAACGTGTTGTCTATTTTGATTTGCTTTATATATTGTTGTCTGTTGAAACAATTTTACATTTTCCAAACTAACAAGCGGTTGCGATGGCGTACCAAGTTGTTCGTAAACAACACCTTTAGCGCAGATTGGTGCCGCAGCTTTTTGTGCAGGTGTTCTTGGATCATTGAAACCAATTTGTGGATTTGGCTCCGTCAATTTAATACCCGGAAGAACACCAAGTACAACGGGATGTTCAGCATTATTATCTAAAAAGTATCCATGTACAAAATCACCTTCTTTAGGCATCATTACGGATATTACTGATGTTGCTGGCCTTGATACGTAAGCCCAAGGCAACGCTGATGTTGGTACTGCCGTTTTACTCTCTGGATGAATTCTAAAAATACGAACTTTCACCCGCAGTTTCACTGGATCAAATCTATCTTCAACAATCCCACTCCAAAAAAATGAATTGTAATCACTCTGCATAATAAATCGCCTTTTCTTGTTCTGGTGTACTAGTGAAAACTGTTTTGTTATCTTTACCAATATAATTTGAAGAATCCGTCACTGCTTCAATCACAACTTCATGCATATTTGGCTTAATGATGTGTCTTGTTGCAATAATTAAATATTTACCATGCAATGATGAATCAAAAGGATTTTCTCCATCAACCAAAACACTCTTCTTCGGTACATCTAAATCAACACAAAAACCAGATGTAATTTTAAAGTTTCCAGGTAAAACCAATTTAACACGTTTGGAAAATAAATTTTGAAAGATGGCTTCTCGTTGAAAGATGTAATTCTCAGTATCATCATTTAATGATGCTGATGTTGGATCATTTTCTTTAATGTAATCACTGTTTTTTCTATTTGCAAATGATAGATAACTTACGACTCTAGAATCATACATTTCTGTTTGAAATGTGCCAGCTCTATTTTTTATTAAAGAAACATTTGGTGCTTTATTTGCATGTTCACCGTTATCATACATCTCTTTGAATGTGTGATTATTTTCTTGCACTGTTCCTGTTAATGGGTCAAATGCAATCATTTTTCCAGCATAAACACCAGATTTAGTATTTCGTATAAAGTCATTTTGTGTAATAACTTCAAAACTTCTAGCACCAGTAAACTCTTCTGAAATGTTATCTGAAATATTCTTTACACTAAAATTAACTCTTGTTAAACTCGGAAAAGAAAATAGTGTTGACAAATTGGTAAAATTAAACCCCATTCTGTTTTCAAAAAATAAAAAACCTGGTGATTGATTATCATCAACTGCACGGGTTGCAAGCCATTGTAGAGCAACTAATGGTTCTAAAGCTGGCACAACAATTTTTCTCACACCTACAGAAGACGAGAAAATTCCTATGTTTTTAACACCCAAATAATCATTTAAAATCCTAACTGCTGCTTCAGAATACGTTGAATTGTAATAATGTTGTACTTTTTGTTGCAACGAAAAAATGTGTTCATCTGAAACAAAATGTAACACATACATTTCACTTGTTTGATTAACAGCTACTCTGTTAGATTGTTTATATACTCGAAATGATTTTTGTATCATTAAGTTATCTTCATTTTTACCAATTTTAATCAACAATACTTCCGAGCCATCGAATATTAATTGTTCTGACAATCCAACGGCATCACGAATCAGAATGTTGCCACTCATTGTATGGTTTAAAATTGAATCAAAAATGTTTATTTCTTCAAATTTATCTTTGATATCCACATAACCAATTTTAGTCACCAAAGTTAATTCGGTGATAACATATTGTGTTGTTTCTAAAATATTTAATTCTGACATTAGGCAATAGTATTTCTAAATTCTTGGTCGAAAGTTTTGACAAATTCTGGTCGAAGAATGTCTATTGTTCTTTTTTCCTCATTTGCTCCTATCTCATATTCATAATAAGATATTGAAGATTTTGTTGTAGTTATTGTAACATTAGAAGAATCATATAACGTATATACAACAGTGGATGTTGTATTTGTATTTGCGAATGTTGCAGCATCAATTATGATGGTTTCGGTTAAGTCACTACCAGACGGCATTACACGTTTTTCAGTTATGTAGTATGAATGTATATTTGATTTGGACCAAGATAATCCTGTTCCTGTGTTTGCTGTATTAGCGTATGTGACACCACGATATTTGATATCAATGTATTTTGTTAAGTCATTATAACGTAACGGCCAATCAAATTGTGGATTCTTAATATTGTTTATCGAAAGAATAATCCAATGTTTCTCAGGTGAACCATACAACTTATCAGCAATGATTTCTGGTGTTTCACCATCAGAAATATCATATTTATAATACATCGTCAATTGTTCTTTTGATGTTGCATCAATTGAAAAACGTGACATTATATTTGTCACAGTGTTTAATGATGTGTTATCATCAGACAAATAGTATGATGTTTTTGGAAAGTAATTAAAATATTTTGCCATGATTGTTTAAATTAATCGTCCAGATTCATTAATGAATTTCTCTCAGCTAGTGAATAATAATTTCGGCCGTTATTTTGTTTATCTATTTCTTGTTTTGTCATAATACGTGTTTCTTTAAATACTAAACCCATTCTGATACCAACAGGCATACCTGTTCCACCTTCAGTTGGAGTATTATTATCTTCAAAAACTTCATATGCAGCAAATCCATTTGGTGCATAATCAACATCTATAGTTGATAACACACACGTTGAAACTTTTGGTATATTAGGATTAACTGTTCCATTGTAATAAAATTCAATGTCAAATTCTGATGGAGGCACCAAAAAATATCCACCTAAACCACCAGGAGAATTACTACCTAAAACTTCTGGTGCTTGGTGAAACTGTATACGTTGAATGATGTTTCGCACTTCTTTTGCTTCTATACGATTTCTTGGATAAAACATAAAGTCAAAACGAAAACTTCTAAATTCTGGTGAAGAATATATGACTTCCATCATTGGATTAACAGTTGTTCCAGTAAATCCAGCAAACAATGCTCGTCCAGCATTACCGGTTAAATTTGCAATTGCGTTTAAAACAAATGGTGTGGCATTTTTCAAACCTTCACCTATTTTTTGACCCAAACTGGCATCACTAGACATGAATTGAGATATTCCAGAAATTCCAGCTCCAAGTAATGCTGCGTTCCCACCACCAAGTTCTAATCCAGAATAATTTTGTGATTGTGAAAATGCCAATGTGTCTGGCATATACAAAGCAATAGTATCAGTTGTTCTTCTTATTGTTCTAAATCCAGTTTTATTAAAGCTTTGCAAATTTGAAGTTAAAAATTTACCTGTTTCACTGAGAGATTCTCTGACAGTTGCATTGGTTCTATTGGCAATAGTGGATGATACTTCTGTTTTGTTAAATGCATTTATAGCATCTATTGCGGTTTTTGAAAATACTCCAGCCGTGTCGGCCGAGCCACCATTAGATTGATTCAAATCGTTTCGTTGAAGGTGAGCAGTTACCTCATCTCCAGATGGCACTCCTGGAAATTGTGTTCGCACCTGTTCATTGATATGAAACACCATATAATGACCTTTATCGAGCTCACCTAAATCTAAAGGATAACGCAGAGTGTTTGTCTTATATTTGTTTGATATAAGATTTTGTTGTGCAGTCGATTTCCTGCTCTGTGATTTAAATTGTATGTCCGTAAGCGTGAATAGTGCCATATATACCCCAAGTTATTACTCATTATTTATACCAAATGACCAGACAAACCTACAAAGGTGTATTCAAACCTAAGAACCCACAGAAATATAAAGGTGATCCAACGAACATAATTTATCGTTCAAGTTGGGAAAAGATGGTAATGAAATATCTTGATGATAATCCGGGTGTAATTTGGTGGGGTTCTGAAGAGTTGCCCATTCCCTACAGAAGTCCAATTGACCAAAAAATGCATCGTTACTTTCCAGATTTCATCGTCAAGGTCAGGCGGAAAGACGGTCTGGTGATGACGTATTTGTGGGAGGTTAAGCCATACTCACAAACGAAAATGCCAGTGCAAAAACGCAAGACTCAGAGGTTTATCCAAGAAGCGGCAACATATGCGGTAAACCAAGAAAAGTGGAGAGCTGCCGATATTTTTTGCCGAGAACATGGGTGGCAATTTCAAATCATAACTGAAAAAGAACTAGGCATCTAGTATAAATACGGCATGGCTTATTTAATAGATAGAATTAATGCATCCCTGCAAAAAGAGGGATTAACACCACGCACTCGAAAGTCACGTGATTGGCTTCGTTCGAAAGTTTCGGATTTAAAACCATCGAAACAATCGTTAATGAATGACATGACCAGATTGAGAGAGGGCACAATTATTGGAAAAATGTACTTTTACTTTTATGATCCGAAAACGAAGGATTCGTTGCCATATTACGACAGGTTCCCATTGGTTTTACCAATAGAACGTTACCAAGACGGTTTTCTAGGGCTGAATCTACACTACATTCACCCAAAGCAACGCATCATTCTTTTAGATAAACTAAGTGATTACGCCAATAATAACAAGTATGACGCATCGACAAGGTTACGATTAACGTATCAAACTTTGAAGGCTGCATCTAAATTGTTCGAGGCACAACCTTGCATTAAGAGATATCTGTTTAACCATGTTCAGTCAAGATTCCTGGAAATTTCAGCAGGTGAATGGGACATTGCTGCGTTATTGCCAATGGAAAGTTTTGTTGGAGCTTCTACAAACAAAGTATATTCCGACTCAAGAAAGAAATTCTAATGTCATTCGCCCCAAATTTATTCTTGTCTAACATTAAGGCAAAGGATGGTCTTGCTAGACCAAATCGTTTTCAGGTAATTCTACCAATACCAAAGTACATCGGCGACTTTATTGAAACTGGTCTATTAGAAAAAATACTCAATCTGCCAAATACAATTGCTACTGATGTGAGTGAGATACTGTCATCTTCATTTGGTGGACAATCACCAACAGGTTATTCGAAGTCTTCTAATGCTTCAATCACACGTTACCTCTCAATGCAATGTGAAGCAGCTGAGTTACCATCAAAATCATTAGGCACAACAGACGTTAAGATTTATGGACCAACATTTAAAGTTCCGTTCCAAACACAATATACAGAAACAACATTAACATTTATGTGTACGAATGAGTTTTATGAAAGAAAGTTGTTTGATCGTTGGATGGAAGCTATTATGCCAACCGATACAAACAATTTAAGATATCCAAAAGACGAAGAATCTAGGTATTTAACAAACATTAAAATTATTCAATATGATGACTTTATCAAACAAATTTATGCGGTAGAATTGATTGATGCTTTTCCAGTATCAATTGCCGCACAACCACTATCTTGGTCTGACGATAATTTCCACAGACT